TTGATAACTTTAAGGTGTTTCAAACCGATGTTACCAACAAGACCTGATTCTAATAATGCTCCCATTTTTTTATTTTTAAATTGAGTTTATTTTTATTTTATGTATATAAATATACAGTCGTTTAAAAAAGTTTATTTTTATTTAATTTTTGTCATTAAATCCTTCATTCTAAGGAATTGTGGATTTTCATAAGTTTTACTTTCAATCAAGTTACTTGCTGAACCTGTTTGAGGAGTTTTAATAACTTTTCTCTGAATAGATTCAGATACTACTCCGTTATTTGATCCACCATCTAACTCTTTTTTGATTGATTGGTAAAGACTTTTAGATTCTTTCAAAGACTCAACTCCGTCAAATCTTCTAAGAATATTTATTTTTTCTTGTTTTGTAGTTGAGTGTTCTGTAAACAATCTTGTAGAATATGCCAGGTTAGAATTAAATACCGCAACTTCATTTAATTTTGTTCTAAAGAAATCTAAAGCTTTTTTGTATTCTTCATTTTTTTCTTTCAACAAATTAAGTTCATTGTTAACTGATTCTTTTCTGATTTGACTTGGTGCTGTTACTCGACCTCTTTCCGCTCTTCTTCTATATGTCATAGTTCTTGAAGCTTCTTTAGGTTCCATCATACCCTCAACGTCTTCTTGCTCGTTAGACCATCCTTCAAATTCTTCTTCTTCCATATCCACTTCAGTAACTCCATGTTTAATTGAAGGGTATTTGAATTTAGGTCCCTTTCCTGTTATTCCTTTTCCGCCAGATTTTTTATCTTCATTAAATCCTTTATTATTTACGGTAGAATTAGGTAATCCACTTTTTGGTTTACCAAATCCCATACCTTTTGCTTTAAAAGATTCAACAACAGACTCTAACTCCTCTAAATCAACTTCGTAAACATTTTCATTACTTTCAAATTCAGGTTCGTCAACCTCAAACTTATCAAAGTAACTTTCATGTTGTTCAGATTCGTATTCTTCCTCTTCTTGTTCATCAACTTCTTCAGACCAAGTTTCGTATTCTTCCTCTTCTTGTTCATCAACTTCTTCAGACCAAGTTTCGTATTCTTCCTCTTCTTGTTCATTAATTACTAACTCATACAAAACATTTTCGTTCATATTTGAACTCATTATTTCTTCTGTATTTGTTTCATCTGCTCCCGTTCTAATAATATATTCATTCTCACCATCTTTAAGATAAACATCGTCTTCGTCTTTAACTACAATAATACCATCTTGATCTCCCATTGCTTTAAATACTTTAAAAACGTCTTTCATAGGTGCCTGAGTCATGTTTAGTGGGGGCATTTCATTATCACCAACTTGTGGCTCTAAACCTTGACCTTCAAAATCTGAGATAGGCATTTCTGTTTCAGGTTCTTCTGTTCCTACCGGTTCCTCTTCCGTATCAACCTCAACTTCGTCTTCAACGTCGATTTCTTCTTCGTCTTCAACATCTACTGTTGGTTCTTCTTCTTGTTCACGAATTCTTCTTTTAGAACCTAAAGATTCTCTTACTAATTCGCTGATTTCTTCCTTCATTGTAGAAGCAAGTATTCCTTTTGCGTTTTCGCTGATAGCATCCTCAACGGCCTTAATTTGTAATAAGGCGCTTTCAACTATCGATTTACCATTTTCCATATTCTTTAATAAATTTGCATTACGCTAATCGTTTATTTATCAATAAATATATCATATTTTCAAAAAGTTTAATTTTTATAAAATAAAAAAGGTGACCTTACGATCACCTCACACAAAAAAAATTAATAAATTATTTTTTTTACTCTATAACTTCGTCAATTTTACTTTCAACAATTGCGGTTATTCTCCAATCCATTGTGTAAGATTCATACGCCTTTGTTACTTTCGCCTCTACGTCTGTTGGTGAGAAAGCCTTGACTAATTTTTCCTCTTTCATTTTTTTAACTTTACCTGTGTTTTCATCAACCATGTCGGTAGTTACTCTTGCTACAAAATATTTTTCATCCATGTCTTATAATTTTATTTATCCAAATAATCGGATAATCTTTTCATTAAGTCAACAGATTTATTTAATGGATTTGAAATTGATTGTACATTTTCATGTTCAGTTAATTTTTCTTCATATTTAGGTCTATCTTCTTTGTTTAAGTAAAGATATGCGCCAGGTGTAGACGGTGAAGAAACTAAATCAAAACAAATTAATTCAAAGTCATCTTGTACCTCATTTTGTTCTCCTTTTTTAACTAAAGAACCTACGCCTCTTGATGATACCCCCATAGTCACACCTTGTCTCATCATGTTTGCAGCAACATCACCTTTAGATGAAATAATGCCTCTTTCGTGAAAACCTGGTGATGTTAATAATTTAATTTTCCCCATCAAAACATTATCTTCCCACCACACATCAGTAATAAGATGAGCTACTCTGTCTAAATCTATAAGAGACGATTCGGGGTGATTTAATTCTGATATAGACATACCACGATTAATCATTTCTTTGTATTTATCGGCCTCTCTTTTTAAAATCTTTTCTGGGTAAATTCTTCCGTTTCTATTTGGGACTCCGTATTTTTGAAGAGTTGCATAAAACACAAATGGTTTAGAATGGTCTAATTGACCATAAGATTCTTTTATGACTTGACTGTTTCTATATTCATTTGGATTTATAATTCCAGCATCCCACTCAACTAAGATACCTTTCCCACTATCATTTGGCCCTAATATTTTCATAATACTTTTTTATGATAAATATTCACTAAGTTCTGTTTCTTTATTTTTTGTTTTACTAAGTGTAAAATACTTTGAGTTTTTTAGATCGTCGAAATAAACAGATGTAATAATTTTTTTAATTTTAGACCTTAAAATTAGTGATTTAAAATCAATCGTTTTATCGTGAACAAATAAAGTCATTTCTAAGTTTAAAAAACTTTTTTTATTTTTTTGAATCCCACTTGTTCTTAAATCTAAATCAACAATCTGTTTTCTTTCAAATGTTGTAAAATCAACAACTTCCAATAATGTGTGTTGGATTTGTCTTTTTATTAAACCTGTTATTTTTGTCCAATTTTCTTCATCTGTTATTGGTTCTATCCAAGTTTGTAATACAATATAAATTGATTTTAATTCTTTTGAGTCAACCGTTCCGTAGTGACATTTTGCATCATCAAAAACATTTAATTTTGATGTTTTTCCTTTTTTCATTATTCATGACTTATAAGTTTATTTTTTAACAATTATAATAAAAAAAATAAAAGTTGTCAAAATTTGAAAAAATTGTTACTATTTATATTGTAAAACCAAAAAAATTTATGATTATAATTGAAGTAAAAAATGAAAAGTCTATTGAGCAAGCGTTAAAGGCTTATAAATTTAAAGTTTATAAAACAAAACAAATTCAAAAACTTCAGGAAAGGCAAGAATACAAAAAACCCTCCGTAAAACGAAGGGCCGAAATTAAAAAAGCTCAATACAAGCAAAAGAATCAATTAGATTCTTGATTTTTGTCCTTTTTTCCAAAAATCTTTTCTGTTGACGTAAGACCCAAACATCCGAACGCTAACATAGCAACTGCATTTACTAATGTGTCAGATGGTTTGATGTCTCCATGGCTATAACTATTTACATACAAAGTAATACATAAAGAAACACCACATAAGATTCCTACAAATCTTTTTGATGATGCGTTACCATCACTGTCCATAAATAATCTTGAAGCCTTACTAAAAAATTTTTTCATAGTCCCAAACTTAATTTTTTTAGTTTATAATAATCATAATGGTTGCATTTAGATTCCATTACTTTATTGATTGTTTTATCTATAGTACTTTTAAGTTCTTTATCTGAAGATTCATTTATTGAAACTTTTAAGTTATCTAAAACAATATTTTTTGTTTTTTCAAAATTCTCTTTTAATTCTTCACCATTTAAAGATAATATTTCATCAAGTTCTTTTTTATCGTTTTCGTTTAAAGTCCCTAGTTCTTTTTTTATACTTTCATTTGCAATTTTAACAATAGATGATATTGGTAAGTTTATACTTTCAGTTACCGTTTTTTTAATTTCTTCTTTTGTTATAATATTTTTAATATTTTTTTTAGACTCAAGAATTGATTCAAGGTTTCTTATGCCGATACTGTAGATTGCATTATCAATATCCGAGTAATCATTATCTGAATTTTTATTCCATGAGTTTATCCAGTAATTAATTTCTTTTAAACGTTTTGTTTGACTTTCAATCAAAACTTGTGAATACTCAACAGTTTCGTTTATATAATCATTAGCAATATCTGTTGGTATTCCTTTGTTAGATGATAAATCGTCGTAGATGTAGTATAACTCGGATAAATCTTTATTTTTTAAAATCAAAGAGTTAAATTCAAAAATAAATCTTTTAAATTCCGGTTTTTTAGATAATTCAACCGCAGTTTTCTCTATTTTTGTCTTAATAGTTCCAAATGTGTTCATAATATTTTATTTATAAATATCACTTATCGATTAAATCTTTCAATTTTTGATCTATTTGGTCTAAACTTAATCTTCCTTTTGATAAATCCATAAAGTCTCTACCGTTAAAAAGATTTTCTTCTAATAATAAATCTAAGTCTTTTCTTACTAATCTCTCAGGAGTTAACCCTCCTCCTTCAGGTGCTGGTGGTGGTGCTGCTTCGCCACCACCTCCCATATCAGGTGATGGTGGTGCCCCTCCAGCTTCTGCACCACCTGCCGGTGCCTCACCTGCCGGTTCACTATCTTTTTTACCATATAAATTATCTATATTATCAAATAATCCTGTTTTAGTGATAACTTCTGCAGTTTTTGCGAGTTCTGCCGCCACAGCTCTTTCTACTCTTTGTTGTTGTATGTCTAACCTAATTTCTTCATCGGAGAATCCTAAAATGTGTTTTTTAGCCCAAGATGCCGATACAGGGGCAACGCTGTTTGCGATTTCTGCACACGCATCTTTATATAATGTAATTTTTTCTTTCCAAATTTCTAATGATAATAATTCACCTTGTTTTGATGGATTATTTAATGATAAAGTAAAATTAGTTAACTCATCTTCAAACCCTAATAAAAATAAATGAATAATTGCAATTTTATTAAGTTCTGCAATCATCGATTTTTGTATTCTATTAATTGTTCTTGCAAACCTAATATCAAGTAATGATAAGTTTTTACCGTCACCAACAGCTTCTTCAAAACCTAAATATGCTTTTGGTATTCTTAACGCGGTAACAAGTTTCTTTTGGATATATTCTATATCCGCAATTTCCGCTAAGTTAGCCGCTCCTGCCAATGTTGTAATTGGGTCAGGGGCACCAGCATCTCTAACAGGAATAAAATAATCTTGATCTACCGCCAATTGATTATATCTCATATCCACATTTCCTGTTTTTGGGTCTGCAATTTGATCTCTTTTAAATTTACCCGCAACTCTTTGTACATAAGCATCAACATCCTTATCATCCATGTTACCAACAAAAACTTTAAATACCCTTCTTTCAGGTGCTCTAGATACCCTGTATATCAACATCGCGTCTTCACATAAAAGTAATTGTTTCCAAATACGTCTTGCTTTTTCTAACATAGAAGTACCATAAGGTAATTTTCTATCGTCTCCTAAAATTCTAAAATGACCAATTTCCCAAGTATTAAATTCCATGTTTTTTTCTTTCCAAACAAACTTTAACGCATCGTTTTCCATTTCTTGTGAATATTTGTCAGGTTGAAATCTCATACCCTTTTCCAATCTTTCAATTTGAATGTTTGGTAATTGCTGACAACCAACAACTCCATTTTCTGGATCAAGTTTTAGGTATATAAAATTATCACCGAACTTACATGTGTTTCTTGTCCACATAGGTAAGTTAGTGTTAATATCTAATTTGTTTGTAAATAAATCGGTTAATACTTGTTTTATTCTTTTTGATTCGGAGTAAACTTTCAATATAAGTCCGTCTTGGTCAGGAGTTGTTGATTCTTCAGCATATATGTCTAATGCTGCTGAAATTTCAGGAGTATACTCCATAGATTCATAATCATAATATGAGGCCATTCTTGTTGGTTCATAATAAACCGCTTGTTGGTATAAATTACTCTCGACTTTTTGCCATTGCTTTCCAATATATAATGATTGCTGAGCTTGTAACTTTTCATTCTCATATTCCTGCTTATTTGTTGTCTTTAATAACTCTTGTTTATCAAATTTAAAAACAGGTGGTTGTTGGTCTAAAGTAGAATTTGGTCCGAAAACCTTACCCAACCTTTGCCAAACGGTTAATTTTTCTTGTGCCATATTTTTTATTTTAAAAATAGTTGGAGATAAAATAAACTAAACTCTTTTTCCTCCGAATAACCATAAATACTTTTCATAATCACTTTTGGTTACTTGGTTATTTGAATAGTCGTGAAAACCTGTCATTGCAGGTATTCCAGGATTATAGTTTACTGAGGAATCTTTGTATTCTCTTTTATCAGTTGTCCATGATTCTAACATGACCTTTGCTTGTTCAGTAGCCTTTTCTAATTGTGCAAATGACGTTTCCCCAACGTAAACAGCCATTGCAAAAGCCATTATTAAATCATCGTGTTGACCTTTTTGGTGGTCAGGTCTACCGTTAACATAAACAAATGTGTTTAGTTCATTAAATAATCTTTGTGATTTTAATGAGAAATCAAATCTTAATGCTTCTTCGAACGCTTGAATAATTAAAACTCTTTTTGAATTAAAGTTAATACCGGGAACTTTGTCTTGGTTTTTAGGATCCCACTTCCATTTATCGGCGGGATTTACACCATCAACATATAAATTTTTATAACCAAGTTCTTGTAACTTTCTAGATGTAGAAACGGGAGGAACTTTACCAATGTATTCTAGAACTTGTTCTCTAGCATCAAAATCAATAACTGATAATGTACTAAAATCTTCACTATCCCCTCTTGACACATCAACACCCATTATGTATCTGTGACCAGCAACAGGTTCTTTCCATTGCCAAAGAGCACCACCCATAAATTTATTTTCAGGTTCTCTAATATGTTTTTCTTTAATTTTTTTCATGGTTTCTGCAGGAATAACATTATCCCCTGAACCTAAAAAGTTACACTCTAATTCTTGTGATATTTTTCTTTTATCAAATTTTAGTTTTTTAGCCATAGCCTCAAACCAAGAACTATATGCCTTATACCCTTCGCTTTCTATTTTTTGTTTTATTTCGTTAAAATCTCTCTCACTAACTTTAATGTCACCATAATCAATAGTAATTTCATTATCTATGTAATCACCTCTATTTAACATATAATGAACAATATCATCACATTTTACAAGTTTTAAATCTTTAGAATATCTTGGATCTCTAAACCAATACATTTCAGTTATTCTAAAGTCATTCATTCCTTTAACTGCCTGACTATATATAGAATAATAAATTGGATCAAATCCGTTTGGTGTTGAAATTACAATAACTTTACCTCCTGTAGAAAGGGATGCCATACACGCTGACCAAAAGTCCTCATCCGCATTGATATAAGCCGCCTCATCAAAAATAAGAATTGTAGGGGTATACCCACGTAAGGCATCTTTTGACGTTGCAACGGCCTTTACTTCACATCCGTTTGTTAATTTAAAATGTCTTTGTGAATTTTTTTCAGCAGAAAATCCAACACCCATCCATTTTGGCCATTGGTCAACAAATGCTCGGACTTTATTTGCCATCTCAACGGCAGTATCCATCTTGTTTGCAATAATAAGAATTTTTTCAGGTTTCTCTTTACGGGCAAATACTAGTCTTTTTGATGCCCAAGCTGATGTTACTGTTGATACTCCGGCCTGTCGATATTTTAATGCGATATTTTCTTCACAGGTATCATAATCTTTTACAAGTGTTACTTGGTCATTAAATAATTCTAATGGAACGTATTTAGATTGTGTATTATCGTAAGTTTGTAAATAGGTTTTAAGTGCGTATGGTGTATCATTTACGCACTTTGCATATTCTAGAAGAGCTTGTTCTCTTGTTAAAGACATTCATTATCTTTTAAATAATTTAATGGTTTTTAATAATTCACCTTTTGTTGCGTGTGGAGGTAAATCATTTTCTAAAAGTCTTAGAATATTTTCTTCTAATTTTTTTACACTTTTTTTACTATCTTCTTTTGTTTCTTTTTTGTCTGTTTTTTTTGTGGGTAAATTTTTGTGTTTGGTACTTGCAAAATCTTTAACATCTTCAGGATCCATATCTTTTGCTGTTTTACCGGCCTTACCTTTTTTAGGGATATCACCTTTTTGCATTCCCCTAACAATACCAAAAAATTGTTGTTGTTTTTTTGAAAGTGCTTTTTCTGTTACTTCACCTTCGCTAGTTGATGTTATAGTTCCATCTGCGTTTACTGTTGCGTTTTTTAAAGTTTTACCTTTTGCCTCATCGGGAGTGTATGTTGTTGAGGTAACAGTTTTCGTTACAGCCTCTTTAGGTTCTTTGGTTTCCTTTTTAGATTTTTTAACCTTTTCATACAAAAGATTAATTTGTGATTCATTTAAATTTTCTAAAGTTGAAATAGAAAATCCTTCATGTAGAAGGATCGCTATTTTAGGATTCATATGTTTCATTTTGAACTAAATTTTTTTCCCATTTTAATACGATGTCTCGTTCATATAATTTGTTTTCAACACTTTCAATACCTTCATTGTATTGAAAAACTAATCTTTTTCTTTTGTGAATTAAAACCTCATCACTATTTGCATTTTCCCAAGCCAAAGATATAACTCCATCAATTGCGTCATATATACCAAAAAAATCAGAGTTTTGAATTAATTCTAACTGTATATCAGAATTTTTTAAAACCCCAACCTTTTTTATATAATTTATTTCAGGTGGTAAAGGTTTACCGGCCGCTGGTTCAGCATCCCAATCTTCACCCCATACGTCGTCCAAATCTGAAAAAATAAACTCATAAACATTATCTCCTTTATAATTTGGGCCTAATTCATTTACATAAACTAAATTCATATAATTTTTCCTATTGGTGTTACTCTAATTTGTTTTCCGTTTTTAACAAACACTAAATTTTCTTTATTTGTTTTACCAATAAATTTAGCATTACTTTCAAATAAATTCAATGCTTTAGACATTTGTTTTACTGATTCACTTAAATTTCTAATTTCATTTTTTGTTTCAATATCTTGTATTTTTTTCTTTAAAAATTCTTTTTTCTTTTTTTCTTCTAAAATTGGTTTTTCTTCTTCAGTAATTTTAAAATAGGATTTAATTAACTTATCAACTTTTGACTCAACCATTGGTGGTTCGTTTGATGGGGGTGGTGTCGACATCTCATCAGAACTGCCAATACCAAAATCATCATCAGGCATTTCTTCTGAAGATAAATCTAATTCTCCCGCCCCTTCTTCTCCGTATTCATCGGATCCATCAAATTTAGAAATAATGTCGTCTTTATCGTCCTCATCTAAATTTTCAAGCTCAAGTGCAGAAATAATAGAATTTAAAACATACTTAATGTCTTGCGAATCTAACCCTTTTTCTTTTTCAAATGATCTTAGTTTTTGACTTAATCTACCTGTAAGTTTTTGAATTGATTTTAATCCTGTAGGGCCTTGCGGTTCCTCGTCATCCGATTCCTCATCACCAATTCCACCTAATTCATCTTCAGGTGATGGTGGAACTTCTCCACTCATATCTTCGATACCCATATCACCACCTGGAGGTGGGGGTGGAGTTGCACTCATATCACCCATACCCATAACATCAGGTGCCGGTGGTGTAGCACTCATATCTTCAGCTGGTGGAGTTGCACCCATAGCATCAGGTGCTGGTGGTGTAGCACTCATATCTTCAGCTGGTGGAGTAGTTGCAGGTGCTACAGGTTCTTCAGCTGTTGGTTTAGTTTTAGAAGTATTAGGTAGTTTTAATATGAATTTTTTTTTTACATCGGTTTGCTCACCAATTAAACTAATATTTTCTTCAAACCCCGAAACTCTATTAATTTCAGAAGCCATTAAGTTTAATTTTTTCATAGCTTCAGAATAAGATCTATAGTGTTTTCTATGTCTCATATGATCAACGTAATCCAAAGTCGATTCATTTAATCCACTTTTAATGACGTAACCTAATTTTTCTTTTACAATCGCATATACATTTCCGTCAGGTAACGTTATTGTATAATTTGTCGTAGACAATTCATTTATAGATTGCTTAGGTGTTTCTTTATAACGAGCAATTTCCATGATACGACTTATTTTATCCATACCTTCCAATTTCTCACTACCTAAAGGTCTTAAATCTCCCATTTTTTATTTTTTTTAACTGTTTAGTCCATTAAATCCACCAATAGCTACTGAACTACACTGTTTAGCCTGTTGACCGTTACCATCAGTCCATTCAGGTTTAGGTGTGTTAAATGTTACTACGGATGTTCCACCGGTAACATTATTAGCAACACCCACTACAACGGTGTTATAATAATTGTTTGTACAAGCTGTTGTTGGCATAATTTTTTATATATAAATATATCAATAAATAGTAATTTATTTATTATTCATTATTTTCTTGTTCTAATGATAATTTTTTATCAACGAACTCGTTTTTAAAGTTCTCTAATTTCGCAATATAACCATTTCTTCTTAAAAATTTAAATACAAGATTTTCATAAGAAAATTCTATTTTTTTACAAGTTTAACCGCGTCGTCAATATCCTCATCTTCGGCATTTTCTAAAACACCATCAATTATATCCATCCATTGATTAACTTTGGTCATTAGTTTTTTCTTATCTACTTTAAAGTTTTCTTTATCTGGTTTTCTTATCCATTCGTCATTTAATAATGAATACACCCCGACAATATTATTTTCTTCGTTTGCGTCTTGAACAAAAAGTTCTGTTTCGTAACCTTTTATTCTAATATCGTGAGCAGCGTTGAATACTGTTTTTTTTAACCTGAATAACTCTTCTGTCATTTTTTTATTTTCAGATTCATCTAAATCAATTAAAATATGAATATCAAAATCAGAAAACTCACTCCAGTTATAACCAACAAGAGAACCTACAAAAATAATATCTTGTATATATAAATCAGTGTCTAAGTAATCAATAAAAAGATTTGCAACTTTCAATAACCTTTCTCTAATTTCAGTTTTTAAAGTTACTTTTTTAGGGTCGTCTGGATTATTCCACAAATCGGGATTAAATTCGTCCTGTAAATAAAAACTATTTATAATTTTTTCAGTACTTGCCATGTATATAAATATGGCGTGAGATTTATTTATCTAATTTTTTATATTTGTAGGATTTTGAAATATTTGAGTTAAAAAATTTCCCTTGTGATTCAGATAATCTAAATTGGGCATAAATATTATGAGGGACCTCATCATATTCATATTTAAAACCATTTTTAAATTCAACAACTAGTTTTTTAGATTCAGTATCATACTCAGTTGTTTTTAAATTACTTGAATCAATCTCACAAGTAATTTTTGTTCCTTCTATTGTTGTTTTTTTTATTGACATGTTATTTTTAATTCAAAAATAGTTGTATATTTGTAAATAATAAATATTGAAATCATGAAAACCAAATTTGTCCTTATTTTTTTATTTCTTTTTTTTATGGGATTTTCTCAGAAAAATAAAAG